GATGATAATACTGAAACTTGGACTAATATTTAGTGTACAAATCAATACAAATATATATTATTTACATAAATAAATTTATAAGGTATAAAAAACTATGTCAACTTATTCTTCAGATTTAAAACTCGAATTAATCGGAACTGGTGAAGCTTCTGGTACTTGGGGTGATGATACTAATAATAACTTAAATTTAATACAACAAGCTATTGCTGGCTACGAAGCTATCACATTATCAAGTGGTAGTACTCTTGCTTTAGCAATGACAAATAAAACAATATCAACTGCAAGAAATATGGTAATTAAATTTGCTACTGCAAGTATTGCAGCAAGTACAATTTGCACTATACCTGATGGAATTGAAAAATTTTATATATTTGATTGCAGTGGTTTAACTAACCCAACTAATTTAACAATTAAAACTGCTAGTGGAACTGGCTTTACTTTAAATGCTGCAAAAATTTTCGCTGCATATTCAGATGGTACAAATTTAAACGAAATATCTTTAGATACTTTAGGCGGAACTATTGCGGCTGCAGATATTACTGGAACAATTTCAACTGCACAAATTGCTGATGACGCTGTAACAACTGCAAAAATTTTAGATGATAATGTAACAACTGCAAAAATTTTAGATGATAATGTAACAACTGATAAAATTGCAGACGATGCAGTCACAGCTGATAAATTAGCAGACACTGCAGTAACTCCAGCTGAATATGCTTCTCCTACAATTACAGTAGATGCACAAGGTAGAATTACAGCAGCTGCTGCTGGATCAGGCGGTGCTGGAGGTTTTGTTCCTCTAGCTATAAAAAATGGTCCTTCAAGTGGAACCCATACATTTAACCCTGGAACAAATTATGTATTAACTTATTTATACGCTGGTGGCGGTGGCGGTGGAGGTGGTAGAAAACCAGGAAACACTAATCCCTCTGATGCTAATAGAGGAGGTACTGGAGGTGCAGGTGGTTTCGGAGGTTATTTTGGACCTACTGGAGGAGCAGCTGATAAAACTTTTAACGTTGGTGGAGGCGGTGCCGGTGGTAACGTAGGAAATTATGCCAATGGAAATGCAGGAAGTACAGGTTCCACTACTACATTTACAGATTTTGGAACAGTCAACGGTGGTGGCGGTGGTAGTGGCGGAGCTTTTAATGGTGGAGCTGCACCAACGGGTAGTGCTGGAAGTGCACCGGGGGCAACAGTAAATTATTCACCTGGAAATATTTTCGTAGGAGGAAACAGCGCTTTTGGTGCAGGTGGTGCAGGTGGCGCCGGAACAGGTCAATTAGGTCCAAACACCGCAGCAGCAGGATCAACAGGTTCTGGTGGTACAATTTTTATTTTTGAAAACTTTGGGAGTTAATTATGGCATATTTAATATTTGATAAAAACAAAGATAATGAAATAGGTTCAATAATTTCAATGGCAGAGAATGAAACTGACAGAGATAATTTAAACATATTTTTAGATACTGCAAAAGTAATAACTATAGATACTGAAACTTTTCAAAATATTCAACTATCAAAAAAAGTAGTGCTTTCTTATAATGGAGATACTGTTACTTATTTAGACAAAGAGGTTAATGATGAAGAGGGACTAAAACTTAATGGTTTTAAAATTAAAGAAGATTTAGAAGTTTATATTAACAATAATATAGAAAAAATAAATCAATTTTTGAACAATAATGAAAGTCACCCAGATTATTCAAAATGGAATTCTTATAAAAGTCAACTTCAAGCTTTAGATTTAGATAGTATTACTTTTCCTTTAAATAAAAGTTTAGAACAACATTTTTTAGATACCTCACAAACAGTTTTAAATACTTTACAAATACCTTAAAATATACTATACATTATTTTATGTTCTCGAAAGATATAGAATTTAGTTGTCCTGTAGATTATTTTAATCAAAAAGAAGATTATCCTGTACCTGCTACATTAAACATACCGGATTGGTTTAAAAAATTAAACCATGATAAACATGTTCCTACAATTAAAGGATGTATGCCTTTTTTAGATACTTTAAAAGCAGGTTATCTTTTAAAAATGCCTCAAGATATGAATATTAGACACAATGTTTTAAACCCAAATGAAAATAATAAATTAGATAGTTTTCAGCAATCCTCTATGAGAGAGGCAAGGGATATATTACTAATGACAGGAGTCAATTTAAATAACTCACATGTTGAGTCGCATCCTAATTATCAACTAGAAGGGTGTCCTTTAAATAAAAAAAATAGTAATTTACCTTTTCATAAAATTCTTAATCCATGGACTATAAAAACTCCTCCTGGTTACTCTTGTTTATTTGTTCCTCCTTTAAATAATGCAGATGATAGATTTTCAATTATACCGGGAATAGTAGACACAGATACATTTAATCTTGAAATAAATTTTCCTATAGTAATAAATGGAGATAAATATCCTAGCCAAGAACTTTTTATTAAAAAAGGTACTCCTTACGTTCAAGTTATTCCTTTTAAAAGAGATGATTGGAAAATGAAAGTTACGTCTTTTACATCAAAGAAATCTCTTATGAATAGAACATTTTATGGACTAACTTTTTGGAATAAATATAAAAATAAATGTTGGAACAAAAAAACATGGAAATAAAAAAATACATTAAGGTGTATGAAGATGTTTTTCCATTAAAAATTTTATCTAATATGATTAGATATTTGAATGTTATAGAATTTGACCAAGGAAAAATTTTAGGGGATGTAATAAATAAAAAAATAAGAAATACAGAAATTTATCCTTTAAGTAGAATAAATAAAAAAATGACAGACGTTCATCTTTCAGCTGTTATTCAATTTGTTTTAACAAACGTATTAAATAAATATTTTGAAGATTTAGAAACAGATGCTAAAGACACTACTTGGAATAGAATAATTGACCTAGCTTTTTTAAAATATGTAGAGGGAGGTTTCTATAAATGGCATACAGATCATTGTGCTGATATACCAAGAACACTTAGTGCTATTTTTATATTAAATAACGATTATGAAGGAGGCGAGTTATGTTTTAGAAACCCCGATGGTAGTGGTGAATTTTCTATAGACAAAAAAGCTAATTCAGTTGTAATTTGGCCGAGTAATTTTTTATATCCTCATACAGTTAAACCGGTAACAAAAGGTAAACGTTTTTCAATAGTTGGGTGGGCTCTTTAACAATGAATTTTATTGAAGGAGATATGTCAAAAAAAGATTTAGATATAATTAATAAAAATGTAATAAATTCAGATATATTTCCTTGGTATTATTGCGCTCAAACAGTAACAACAGCTAAAGACCCTAACAAACACCCTTGTTTTACTCATATATTATTACCTAGACACAAATTTAATAAAGATGTAAAAATAAATTCTTCTTGTTATTATTTTTTTGAAAAAATATTTAAATCTTTCTGTGAAAAAAATAAAATTAAAGTGAATAATATATTAAGAGCCAATATAAATCTTCAAACTTATTTTAAAGAAAAAATGGGAGAACCTCATGTGGATCATGACTTTCCCCATAAAGTTTGTATAATGTACTTAAATACTGTTACTAAAGGATCTACTTATGTTTTTAAAGAAAAAATAAAAACAAAAAAATATAATCTTTTAAAAGAAATAAAAAATAAAGCTGGTAAAATAATAATTATACCAGGAGAACATTATCATTCTGCTGGACATTGTGGTGAAACAAATGAAAAAAAAATTACTTGTGTGTTTTCTTTTAATTAAAATTTTTTATGAAAAAAAAAACTTTAAAATTTAAATTTAAAAAAATTAAAAACTTTTTAAATAAAGAAGAAGTAGATATATGTAGAGAATATTTGTTAATTCAACATAAAAATAATTTTAATAATTTTGATACAAGTCAAAATTCTAATTTAGATACAAGTGTATATTCTGATCCATTAATAGAATCCTTATTATTAAATAAAAAAAATGTAATAGAAAAAGAAATTAATTTAAATCTTTTACCTAGTTATTCTTTTTATAGGGTGTATACAATGTTTTCAGAATTAACAAAACATACAGATAGACCTTCTTGCGAATTCAGTGTAACAGTTATGGCGGGATCTAGTGGGGAAAAATGGCCTATATTTATGGACGGAGTACCAGTAGAGTTATTTCCAGGAGATGCTGTTATTTATGCTGGATGTAATATTGAACATTGGAGAGAAGAATTTTTAGGAGATTGGCATGCTCAATTTTTTTTACATTATGTGAATAAAGATGGACCTTATGTAGAATATGAATTAGATAAAAGACCTTATTTAGGAGCACCAGGTTCGATGAGAGGTGTAATAACTAAAGGAGATAAAAAATGAAGTTTAATCAAAAAAAAGATGGTTCTTGTGATATAATTTTTTCATGGAAAGAATTATTTATAATTATAAGAAAAAGAAAACTTACTTTTTCAGCAGAGGGTTTAAGGCATTTTGGGAATATTTTAATTAAAATAGTAGCCGATTGGAACTCTAATTTTAATGAGGATTTAAAGAAGAAACAAACTGACTCAAGACACTTAAATAAACTTGATGCAGATAAATAAAAAAAAGGATGTTGAAATATTTGAGGACTTCATATCTTTAGAAGAACAAAATAAATTAGAAGAGTTATTGTTGAGCGATAATTTTCCTTGGTTCTATACACCCGATATAACTTTTGGTAAAGAAAGTATTCAGAAACGTCCTGCTTTAGCCCATATGTTTATTATTAAAGGTGAACTTAATAGTAGTTATATGTATGCCATAGAACCTATTATTAAAGGCATACAAGTAGCTTTAAATTATAATCAGGTAAGTATATTAAGAATTACTTCTTTTTTACAATTTCCTTTAAATTTAAAATCAAAAAAATTAGATAGTCCTCACACAGATACAGGAGTAAAACATAAAGCCTTAATATACTATGTAACAGATAATGAAGCGCACACTGTTATTTTTAATAAGGGATCTTCTATAAGAATAAAACCTAAAAAAGGTAGATTAGCCGTATTCAATGGATCTTTATTACATACTGCGGAACAACCAACTAAAAATGTTCGTTGTATAATTAATTTTAATATAACTAATTAAGTTTTAAGGCTATTTTACTACCTATTATAATAGGGTATAATGCTTTTATGGCTTTAAATTTAATTAATATAAGACCAGGATTTAACAAACAGGTTACTTCTACTGGCACTAGCTGGCATGTCTCTTTACTTTACTGTTGAATAAAACTGATATATAATTAGGTATGCCACTAACTCAATTAAACTTTCAACCTGGATTAGACACTGAGAATACTCCTACAGGAGCAGAAGGTAGATGGGTAGATGGTGATAAAATAAGATTTAGAAAAGGACTTCCTCAAAAAATAGGCGGTTGGACAAAATTTAGTGCAG